TCACTGATCGGTGTCGTTCCCGGTGTCGTTGTCGGGGGCGTCGCCGTTGCGGTCCCCCTGGCCGGTGGTGCCGGTGGGCGGGTTAGTGCCGGATGAGGTGCCATGTCCGGGCGCCATGACGAGGTGCCCCCTGGCATCGAGGTAGCGGGCGGTCTGCGTGCCCGGGTCAAGCTCGACGCGTGCGTATGTGGGGGGTTCGATGGAGGGGTAGGGGGCGAGTCGGCCAAGTCCCCATGGTGCGGCGGTGAGGTGTCCCTGTGGCAGTGGGGTGCCGGTAGGGAATCGGTCGGAGTAGTTGAACATCGGGGGGTGCCCCTTCTCTTCGATCCGATAGGGCGGTGTGGGCGTTGCTGCCTTACGGTGTGCCCGCCTCGGCTCTGCGGTAAGGCGTGTTCGGCGGCGCGGTATGTGCTCGTGCTGCGTTGTGGCGTGCCTGGTGATTGCCCCCCGCCTGCCGCGTGGGAACCGGTAGCGGGCGGGGAGCAACCTTGTGCGCTCCCCTCAACTGGCGCAAGTGTGAGGGGAGTTGCGTGCCGTAGTTGTGGTGGGCTGGTGTTCGGCCCGCTACGGCGGCGCTGTCCGAAGGTATCTGTAGCTACGAATGGGTATCAACGGTTTGACGTCTAACGAGTGAGACGGCATATGCCGTTGATTGATACGCAACGCCAGCGGCCCCCCGCCCGTTGGGGGCAGGGGGCCGCGTCCGGCGTGCCGGTGGCTCAGACCAGATCGTCGAACTCGCCATCCTTGGCGCCCCGAAGGAACGCGAGCAACTTCTCGGGGGTCGTCGCGATGACCGCATCGGGGTCGTCGCTCTCACGCACGTAGACGGTGTCTCCCACGCGCCCTAGCTCCACGCAGTTGCTCCCCTCGGCATCTGTCGAGTAAGAGGACTTTCGCCACTGAATTTCCATTTCCCACGCCTTCATACTTGTTGTGCGATTTCGCGGATAAAGTCGCGCGACTCCTTCGGGGCGAGCGACTTCGTTTCGGTCCGATCCAGAACGGCCCGGTAGTTGGCGAGGCGCGTCTCGGCGTCAAGGAATGCCGGGCCCGTTGCTGTGTCGGTCTGTACGGTGTCCAGTTGCGCCACTGGCCCGTACACATAGAGTGTCGAACTTCCTGCGTTGGGGAAACCGCCGACGGCGAAGGGGACGACGCGAACGGTCACGTTGTCGCGCTCGGACTCGCTGAGCAGGTAAGCGAGTTGTGCCTGTGCGATCTTGTGACCGCCGAACGTCATGCGGAGTGCGGCCTCATGGATGAGGAACGTGCAGCGCGGCGGCGTGGAGCGGTCGAGGACGTCGCGGCGTTTCAGTCGGTGCGAGAGCTGGCGGCGGTGATCGGCCGGGCTCAGGGGCGGCACGGCCTCGGCGAAGACTGCCCGCGCGTAGTCCTCGGTCTGGAGCAGGCCAGGCATGTGCATCATCTGAACGGCCCGCAGCGCTACTGCGTGGTGTTCGAGTTCGGCGAGGTCGAGAGCGCCGGCGGAGAGTTCGCCGCGGTAGTCCTCCCACCAGCCTTTGCCCCGCTCCTCGGTCATAGCGGCAAGGGCCTCGACGTACTCGGGGTCGGGGCAGTCGTATTGGCCTGCCCAGGTGCGAACCCGATCACCGCTCACACCGAATCGGCCGCTTTCCGTGTTGCTGATGGTGGTGCGGTCGGTGCTGAGCAGGGCGGCGGCATCGGCGAGCGAGAGCCCCGCGCCCTCGCGGATCTTCTTCAGTTCGGTGCCCAACCTGCGCTGTCGCGCGGTTGGGGCCTTCCTTGGCGGCATCGGGTGTCCCCTCCTGTCGGCCCTCAGTGTGGCCCGGTTACCGCACAGGTATCCACCTGGTTCCCATGTTGAGTTGTTTGGGTACCACTAGTGAGACGGACGCGCTACGGTCTGTCGGAGCATCACGCCGGATGCCGGTAAATCCGCAGTGCAGCCGATCACGCATGCCTCGAACCTTGCTGCGTGAGCGCGGGGGGCGGCTGCACTGCGGTGGCGAACGGCGCGCGCTACAACTGCGTAGGGAGACGACGTATGCCTACAGCCTTAGCACCCCCCGCCCGCCCTCCATCCCAACCACCGGCGTCGCCCGAGACGTACGCCTTAGCCGCGGGCAACCGGGGCAGCGCTCCCGCTGTCCTGCGGAATCTGGTCGTGTCGCTCATGCACTCGACCGGTCACGAGAACCTCGCCGATACGGCGCGGCTGCTGACGAGTGAGATCGTCACCAACGTCTACATGCACACGCGGGTGCGCTCGATCCATGTCGAGGTGACCGTCGACGCGCACCAGGTGCACGTGTACGTACGAGACAACGAGCCGCGCTATCGGGCGATGCCCCCGGAGGTGCGGGACGGCGAGGGCGGCCTCGGCCTGTACCTCGTGGAGAAGTACGCCGATGCCTGGGGGATCGTCCATTTCGGCGGGCTGAACCCCACGGGGAAAGCCGTGTGGTTCCGGCTCGTCGAGGGCGGAATGGGGGCTTCATGATCAGGCCAAGCACGGTGCACGTGTCCGCGACTCGCACCAGCGGCCCGCCTGGTGACCTGTGGTTGCACTTCGACATGACGCAGCTCGTCGCGCTGCCCGTCGAGCTGGCGCGGTGCCTGACCTATCAACTCGCCCCCCGTGTGGGGCTGGTCGTTGTCCCCCTGCCCAATGCATCGGAGACGGACAAATGAACTTAGACCGCGTCATGTGGGGGACTGTCTGTCTGGCGGTCTCGCTCGCGCTCCTCGCGCTCCTCGCCATCTACGCGTCGATGCCTGGTCCGCTTCGCGCGGTGGCGCCCCCGCCACTCGACCAGGACGGCCACACCTACACCTGCTACTGCTACCGCACTCCGGTGCGCGTGCAGATCCAGACCCCGCGCACCCACACCCGTGCGGGAACAAGGCGTCGACACCGTACGCGGCGCGGTGTCTGGCCCATGCGCCGTCGCGCTCGTCCGATACCCGTGCCCGGCGCCTGCCGTGCGGGGACGGGCGGCGACGGAGGGGGAACGGCTCCCGTGACCGTGGCCGCATAGCTCACTGACACGGTGACCCCCTAAGAGGTCCCCCGGGCGCAAGCGGCCCCCGGGGGACCTCTCATCTGCCCGTACAACGACGAAAATGCCCCCCGCGCGGCCGTAGCCGTGCGGGGGGCATCACTCATGTACGGGTGGCGAACTGCCACAGGGACAGGGTCAAGCCGACCAGGGCCACCAGGGCGGCCACGGACGGGAGCGGCCACCGGGACCGTTCGAGCGTGTCAAGCCGGGTCTCGTGGTCGGCGATGGCGCGGTCGGTCTGGTCGCCCCGCTGTACGAGCAGGGCGAGGGAGCCGTCGACGCGGGCGAACCCTTCGGCCATGGTGCCCCTGAGCTTCTCCAGCTCGACGGCGACCGCGGCCGGATCGGACGGGGTGGGGATCGTCACCGGGTGCCGCCGTCGGGGTCGTCGACCAGGCCGAGGCCGAGACGGTCGAGCAGGGCCTCGACTGTCGGCAGGGCCATGACGCGGGCGAGGCCGCCTGCGACGGCGAGGCCGCCGGCGACCCACGGCAGGGACTCGGGCACCCCGGATGCGGTGACGATGCCCGGCAGGGCGACGGCGAACGCCACGATGCCTTGCAGGACGGTGCGAACGGTGCGCTTGTTCTCAGGGGTCATGGGTGCTGCTCCTGTTTCGTGTGCGGGCCCGCCGGCGGCGCGGTGACCGTGGCGGCCGGGTGGGAGAGAGGTGTTCAGGCGGTGACGGTGAAGTTGTGCGCGCGGCCGAGGGCGGCGAGGGAGTCACGGCCGGGGATGCCGTCGGCGGCGGCTCCGGAGTACCCGCAACGGCGCTGCCACGCCCGGTAGGCGGCGACGGTCGTCGAACCGAAGTGCCCGTCTACGTACTTCTTGGCGAGCAGTCCCTCGGCGGCGAGGGCATCCTCGACGATGCGCGCGCCCGCGTAGGAGACAGGGGTACCGGACTGGGCTGGGTCCCTGCGCGCGGCGGCGACCAGGCGGGAGAGGTCAACTACCTTCGCGGGCGGCTTCGGCTTGGGCGGAGTGTCGTCGTCGAGCAGCTCGGCGACGCGCGCCCGGATCTTGGCCATGGTGAGCGCCGGTCCGCCGCGGTGGCCGATCGGCCCCCGGGGGTCGACTTTGCCCGGCTGCCACTCAAGGTGACCGATCACGGACCGCTCGTCCCACCCGTGCGCGCGGCAGATACCCGCTGCGGCGCGCGCGATGGCCTCGACCTGAACCTCGGGCCACGGGTCCTCGCCGTCACCCAAGTTCACGCACTCGAACCCGTAGAAGTAGCGGTTGCCGTCGGTGTTCGCTTCGTTGTCGGCGGGGAGCGGGGCGCGCTCGGCGGTGACGGCGGCGAGTACGTCGTCGTCGCCGAGCCCCGCGTGATTGGCGCGGCCGTACCCGACCAGGTGCACGCACCCGCTCTTGTCGATGACGCCGTGACACAGCGGGCCAGGGAGGGCCGCGTGCCCGTTGCGGCACAGGGCGACCGAGTGCGCGGTTCCGGCGGTCACGGTGTGGTGGATCATCACGCCGCGCACGGGCCCCCAGGGGCCCTTGTGGTTGCGGTTGTGGCGTGTCCAGGTGCCGACTTCGACGACGCTTACGCCTGCTCCCCTGATGGCGGAGCGGAACCGGGCGGCGGACAGGGGAAGGGCCATAGGGGGTGTCTCCAGACATGAAAAAACGCCCTCGGCGCGGTGCGCGGGGCGTACGGGGCGGGAGTGGTTCAGGTTCAGGTGATGTCGACGGCCGATGTGTTCGAGGCGACGCCGGTTCCTTCGGCGACGGGGGCGACCGTCCATGAGCCGCGCCAGTCGTTGCCGTACCGCTGGATCAGGGCCGTCGGGGTGGTGCCGCCCTCTGCCGAGAACGCGTGGCTGGCCTCGTTACCGGAGCCGTGCGGCCGGACCTTGTTTCCCGAGAGGGAGATAGAGGAACTCCCGCCCTGAAGGCGGATGCCCCATGCGTCGCCGTTTTTGGTGCGGCTCGGCGATTTGATGTAGTTGTTCCGCAAGTGAATGTTGTCGCTGTTTCCGGTGACGAGGATTCCGGAGCTTCCTGGTTCGCGGATTTGATTGCTGGCGATGGTGGAATGGTCCACCGTGGTGAGTGCAACACCGTTGCCACCCACGTTCCATATCTCGTTTCCCGTCGCGACGACGTTGCCGGATACTCCGACGGAGAGCCCGGTGCCGCTAATGTTCGCCAGCACGTTGCCAGAGACGGTCACGCGCGAAGTCTGTTGAAGTCGAATGCCGTTCTGGCCGCCCTGAGAGCCGTCGATACTGTTGCCCGCTATGGCTACGTTGAGAATCTGCCCGGACGCCTCCCCCAATGCAACGATCGGATCGTCGTAGCTGCCTCCCCCGCGGAATGCGTTGCCGGTAATCGCATGGTTCCGCATCACCTGTGACGCGTTGGTCTGGGTCCCGTCGGGCAACTTGGTGTCCTCGGGGTCTGAGAGAATCACTGCGCGGAGCCGGACGCCGGAGCCGCAGGACACGAAAGTATTTCCGGTACAGGTGAAATCCTCCCAGTTGTACGCGCTCACTGCGTACTGAAGGACGTTCTCAAAGCTGTTGTCGGACACGCGGATGCGGCGGTGATACCTAGTGATGGTCGCTGAATGGGAGCCGACCCCGCGGGGCCAGGCCGAAGTTCCCGGGGTTCCCGAAGCGCCCACGTGACAGCCAGTGATCAGGACGTCTTCGCAAGGCGTATGGTCGTAGGGGCCGAAAGCGCCGAACGCTCCCGATGCTTTGGCGAGATCGATCTGAATTGCTTCCGAGAAGTCGCGACCGCCGGGGTCGATATAACCTCTGAATTTCGCGTTCCTGATCACTCCGTGACTGGTGCTGTTCAATTCGATCGCGTGAAATCCGGAGGTGTCGCGTACCTCCAGATCCTGAATGGTGATGTCCGTGGCGTGACCGATCGAAATGCACATCGCGCTGCCGGTGAGTCCCGGTGTCGTCCCGCGCATGTTCCACAAGCCGCCCTCAATGGTGATCCGCGAGTGCCCCGTGTATCCGGGGAATGCTTGCCCGCGGTCGCCATTGACAATCATCGTTCCAGCATGATTGCGCCGAAATTCGGCGCCAGCCATCAAGGTCAGCCGTGTGTTCGTGTAAATCCTCAGCGTCTGCCCGATCAAGTACACGCCCGGCGGTACGAATACCTGCGCGCCCCCGATGTCCCGGGCCAGGTCCAATGCAGCCTGAATCCCGACGTGTGCGTTGGTGCTGCCGCTCGGATCGGCGCCGAAGTTGGTGACCATGAAACTCGATTTGGATTGGTTCATGGATTCCAGACGGCCCGCGGTGATATCCATGCCGGGAAGCCACTGTTCCACAGGGGTCGCCACGTTCTTACTCCTTCACAGGCTCGCAATGGTGGGGTGCGAAAGCCGCACATCCGTACCGGTCGCATGCGACTTCACGACGCCGTTTGCAGAGCGGGTCACGGTCAGCCGTTGCCCGCCGACGACCTCGAAAGCGTCGAACCGGACCACGGGAGAAGGGTTGGTATTGGCAGAGAAGCCGGATGCGCAAAGTCCTACGGCGCCCACGTCGATGGGACTCTCGGTGACCGTCACGTCGGCCTGCCAGGCCAGCGGCTCGACCGCGCCGGACTTCCAAGCACGTGCGCGGATGCGGTGCCCCTCGATACGGGCCCGTAGTTCAATCTCCTGGCCCGCGGCGTAGCCGCCCGGGATCTGCGTAGTGCTGCCCACCTGCGTGGAGCCGCGGGCTACGGACAGCGCCAGGTCACCACCCGTGCCCAGATGCAGGCGCACGCGGTAGCTGTTGGCGATGCTGGCGTAGCGCAGCAGGACACCCGGGATGAGGCCGCCGCCAGTGGAGACCTGGCCAGGCTGAATGCGTACGCGAACCTCGCAGTCCCGGACATCCGCAAGCAGGGTCTGAGCACGCAGGGAACTGACCGACGACGCAAGGGCGATCACCCCGCGGGCCCCGTCCACGCTGCGATCCGAGGCCGCACCGCCAGCGGCCGACCAGGCCAAGCCGTTTGCGGCGGTGCCCCATCCGTCGGTGACCGTCCGCCCGAAGGTATCCCCCAGCGCCACTACGGCCGTGGCGTGCACGGTTTCCCCGCCGAGCTGGAGCCGAAGCGGCATTTCAGCCGGATCACTCGTCCAGGGCAGACCTGCGCTCACCACCTCCAAAACGGGGGCCGTCGACGTCGCCGGCGCGAGCAACCGGCAGCCGTCCGTGTCCGCCTTACCGAAAACCGGGTGATCGGCTTTCGCCACGTTCCACGGCGCAGCGGGAGAACAGGTGTAGGTGACGTCCCACCGGAACTGGTCCAGGGTTTCGCGCCACCCCTGCACGATCAGATCAACAGGGTCATGGGACACCCACGGCGGGAGGCCGGTGAGCCGGATCATGTCGCCCTCGCGCAGGGCGAGGACGGCCGGGATCAGGTGGGGGGCCTTGTGGAGCATGACGGACACCGCGGGAAAGCGGGCACCGTCCACCGTGCCCAGATGCAGGCGCCAGTGGGCGTGCTGCTCGGGCTGTACGTCGTTGTCCAGGACGAGGGTTACGGACTCGTCGTACAGGCCGATCCCGTGGGGCGGGCTCTGCACGGACAGCGGGCCGGACTCCAGGACCGCGCGGGCCGAACTGCCGCCCTCGCGGGAAACGGTGATGTCGTTACGCACCGCGCCGTCGTCGTCGACCGGTTCCAGGGGAGCGGCCAGGCCAGGCTGGCCATAGGCAAGCGTCAGGGCGGGCTGTTGGGTGTAGAGGGTCGAGCGGTCGCGGTAGAGCAGACCGATACGGGCGTGATCCTCCAAGAGCAATCCGCCGTCGGCGTCCGCTGCGGATTCCAGCACCGCGAGCAGAGTTTGCGGGCGCTGCGGGCCGACGCGTTCGGTGGTAAGCGGGCCCGCGACGCGGGCAACCGGTATACCCTCCTCCTCTGCCAACCGCGCCATGCGCCGCCACGCAGTCTCGCCCGCGTACCCGGCGTCTGATTTGTAGTAGAGCCAGGAGTCAGCGGAGCGCAGAATTGCAAGGTGGCCGATAGACCAACCCTCGGTACGCGGGCCCCAGGTAGCGGTAACCGCGGTGACGCGGCCCGCCGACGTGTTGGCGGCGAGGGTGCCGTTAAGGGCGCCAGCGTCCCCGCCTATGTTCTGAAACAGCAACTGGTAAGTGACGGTGGTGCCGTCGTCACGCGCCCACAGGCGTATGCGCACCCATCCGTGCCACACATCGGAACCGACCCCCACGGCCCTGAAGATCACGTCAGTACCCGATGAGTCGTATCCGTACAAACGCGCTGCCCCATCGCGCATGCCGACTACCCAGCGCCGTACGGTGCCGGTCGTCGAGACGCCGATCACCTCGGCCCACTCCCCGTCTCCGGGCGGGACCTTGCCATCAGCGTTGTAGACAAACTCCACCTGCCATTGCCCGGCCGCATCGTGCGAGGGCACGATCGCGGACAGCGTGGCGGCCGAGGTCAGGCGCGGCAGCGCGAGAGAGCTGGGCAGGGTGTCGACCGCGCCGAACTCCAGACCCGTCACCGCGGCCGGCCGCACGCCGGGAATCGGGGAGAAGGCGCGGGTAGCCTCGCGGGCTTCCTCCATGGGCCAGTAAGCTCGCGGAGCCGCCGAGGGGATGCGGCGGCGCAGCGTGCTGTCGAGTGGCTTGGTTCCCTGTCCCAGACGGCGCAGGATGCCCGCCGCCGCCACGGACACGGCGACGTCGTGCGGGGTACCCCAGCGCACGGGCCAGGCGGCGACCTCGCCGACGAAGCGCACCGAACGCGGACCGTCGGCACCGTACGGCGCGACGGACACACGCATAGGAGTGTTGCGGCCCAGGAGTCCATACAGGTCACTACTCGGATTGCGGGGCGAGTAGCGGCCGGTGCGGTTGTCGAGGACGAACGCACATGACGCGGCGTCGGTGCGGGCACCTTCGTCCGGGCGCCCGCGCGTGATCGCCACGGGCGCATCAGTGAAGACGTCTCCGGTGATGTCGAGCCACGTCTCGCCGAGCAGCAGCTCGACACGCACGCCGAGCGAGGTATCCGGGAATGCCACGTCGGCACCTCCTTGGGGCTCAGGTGCCGAATGCGGTCTGTACGCTGCCGCGCCCGTCGATGCGGACCATGCGGCGGATCAGCCGTTTGAACTCGCCGTCTGCGCCGGTGACGTCGAGGACCAGGCGCCCGCCCCCGCCGACCACACCGCCGGTGGGCGTGGCTGTCTGTGCGGCCATGGCGGCGGCCGTGGCCTGCCCGGGGGTAGGGGTGGTGACCAGGGTGCGCATGGTGCGGTCGACTGCACCGGCGCCGGACTCGATGCCCTGGACGATGCCCGCGGGAATCCACCGGCCCACCTCGTCGGCCATCAACCGTGAAGGGCTGCCGATCCGCAGGGCCCGCGCCACCGGCCCCGGGATCACGGACTTGGCCCATCCGGTGATCGTGTTCTTCAGCCATCCGCCCATGGAGCGGATACCGGCCCACAGACCGCGCACGACGTCCCGGCCGTGCCCGCGCAGCAGGCCGGAAAGGCTGCCTATACCGGCCGCGATGCTGCGGGGGAGGCCACGCACCCATCCCAGGAACTCGCTGGCCTTCAGGCCGGCGGCTGAGCGGAAGGCCTGAAAGCCAAGGGAGGCGGCTCCGCGCAGACGGCCGGGCAGTGCTGCGAGTGCGGAGGCGGCCCGGCCTGGCAGTCCGCCGAGCCAGAGAAGCAGTTCGAGGAGCTTGCGTACCGCGGCATCCTTCGCGGCACCGAACCAGCCGCCGAGACGGCCGGGCAGTTGTCCGAACCATCCGAGTGCGGTGCCGATGCCCGCGATGACGGTGTCAGTCGTCGACTTGATGAAGCCCCATGCTGCTGACCACGCCTGTTGAAACCACGTGGTCTTGGTGGCGATCAGCACCACGACGGCGACCAGGGCGACGATGGCGGCGATGACCCAGAACACGGGCGAGGCGAACATCGACGCGTTGAGCTGCCACTGAGTCGCCGTCCAGATCCTGTTACGGGCTGCCACGATCGTTTGTGCCAGGGCCCATGCCTTCATGGCCACGGTGACGGCGCCGACGGTCACGGCGAGCGCGGCGAGTACGGGTGTCGGTACGGCACTGATGATCTGCGCGAGGTAGATCGCGAGCTGCGTCGTGACGCCGAGCAGGGGGGAGAGCGCGACGAGCAGCTCGACGGCCGCGCCGCCGAGGTCGCCGAGCGTTCCGGCGCCCTGCTCGACCAGGTCGAGGAACGTCGCGAATCCCTCACTGTCGTCGAGCGACGTGCCCCAGTCGGCGAACGCGGCCGACATCGACACCAGGCCGCCCGTTACCCCCGCCGAGGCGGGCAGGAACGCTTGCAGCAATCCGGCGAACCCGATCGCGAAGTTCTTGACGACGTCGAGGATGTCGCGCAGCGCGGGCCCGCCGACCGCGGCTGTCTCACTCGCCCACTCCTTGAACTCCGCGGACTTGATGCCCGCCGAGACGTCGTCGAAGAACCCGCCGAACGCGGTCGCCGCGCCCTCGACGAACGGGGTCAAGGTGGGCAGAAGGTCCCGCAGGACCGTAATGCCCTTGGTGACGACGGGCATGGTTGTCGTCGAGAGCGAGTCGGACCACGCCTGATAGTCCGACTTCAGGCCGATGAACGCCGATGCCGCGTCCCGTGTGGCGGGCGGGAGCTGGGAAAGAGCGTCGGTGTACGCCTTCTGTTTCTCGGCCGCGTCCTCGGCGCCCTCGGCGGCGGCCTTCTCGGCTTCCTCGGCGAGGGCGGCGACCTCTTGTACGGCCTCCATCTGCGGGCCGACCGCAGCGGAGAAAGCTTTCACCGCGAAGCCGGCGGCGACCGCGCCCGCGGCCAGACCGAACAGCGCGGCGGTACCGGCGGCCACCATCGGCACCGCGCCGCCGACCAGGGCAAGACCCTTGGCCGCGCGCAGGGCCCCGGAGCGCACGTTGTCGCCGAGCGCGCCGCCCATGGCCGCGGACTCGGCAACGAACCTGCCGCGCAGGTCGCGCAACCGGCCGTCCGCGCCGCGGACAAGGTCGTCCATTCCCGCCCGCGTGCGGGCGAGTCCGCGCTGTGCGCCGGAGTCGTCAAGATCAATGAAGCCGGTGAGTTCGCCGACGGTCAGCGCCACGCGCCCCACCTCCCGTCGTGCTTGGTGGTGGGCGCGGGCCGCTACGGCGGCGGACTACCGCGGGGGTTGTTCAGGTGGTGCAAGGTGGCGGGAGAGGCGCGAGTCAGCCGAGGCGAGTCCGAAGATCCTCACTCGCAGCCACCGCCAGGACCGGGCCCGCATCAGGCGCCGGTCGCCGACGTCGATGCCGTACACCTCGTGCAGATCGGCCTCGATCAGCGGCCACTGTTCAAGGAGCTGGGGCCAGGTCAGCGACGCTTGCGCCGTGCGCGGGCCGGTGCCGGGCGGCCACTCGTACCACTCGTAGAGGCCGCTGACCTCGTCGTATTCGCCCCGCCCGACCGGCGCCGTTCCTGCCGGTTCGGGGCCAGCCGAGAAGGGTCGCCACCGCTAGACCACACGCGCTCGGCGGCGGCCTTGTCCTGCACCACCCATGCGATAGCGGTGCGTGCGGCGTGCTTGAGCGCCGGCCAGGTGACGCCGTTGGCGAGCATCTCGTCGTAGGCGGGGCCGAGCAGGTCGCGGTACAGGTCGCCCTCGGCGGCGTCGCCGAGGGCCTGCTCGTCGACCTGCCCGCCGGACGCGGCGACCGCGGCGGCCTGCACGATGGTCTGTACGCGTAGGCCGGTGTCCGCGGAGGGGGCGGGGATCGTGTACCGGCGCCCGCCGATCGGCAGGGTCAGTGTTTCGTCGAGCAGCTCGTCGAGGGCCTCGAACGCCATCAGGCCGCCACCTCCTTCAGGGTCTTGCCGGTGGCGGCGAGCGTGAGCGTGCCCCCACCCGCGGGCGGGGCGGCCGGGTTCGTGATCGTCCTACGGGGCCCCTTGCCGGTCAGGGTGACCTTGACGGTGTCGAGGTCGTCGGCCGCGCCCCCGTCGGGCTCCCAGGTGACCAGGGCGAACCCCTCGTACGCTTCGGGGCGGCCCTCGCGGTCGTAGTAGCGGATGTGCACGCGCGAGGCCGAGCCGAAGTTCTCGGACGCGAGGCGGAGCCGCTCTTGTGCGGCGTTGAAAGCTCGGGTCGTGGGGTGGCAGCGGTGCGCGAGCTTGGTCTCGATCGACCACGCAAGCTCGGTGACGGTGCTGTCGGCCCACCCCTCGTCGTCGTACGTCGTCGACTTCTGCTGTGTGGGCTCGACCTTGGGGGCGAACTCCTGCACCCCGGGGACCAGGGCCCAGACGGGGGCGGCTTCGGTGCCGGTGTTCAGTTCGAGGCGGTACCGGCGGGCGAGTGCGGTCTCGGTCTCCGCCGGGGGCGTGGGCGTGCTCAAGGGCGGGTCCTCCTATTCGAGGCGGGGGTGTGGGCGGTGGGCGCGAACGCGGTAGTTGCTGGTGCGCTCGTGGCGGCCGTTGGCGTCGGTGCCGAGCGAGGCGGCCGAAAAGCGGTAGATGAGCGACACGCGAGCGCTGCCGAAGGTGCGCGGCCCAAGGCTCTGGAGAACGGCGAACACCGCGTCGTCGAGGGCGGCGGCCTCGCGCGGGTCGGGCCCGGCGCGGGTGCGCACCTGCACGGCGAGCACGGTGTCGGTGAGCGTGGCCGACTCCTGGACCGGATACGCGGTAAGGACGATGGCGCGGTCGGGCCCGTCGGGCATGACGGTGTCGGTGATGGCGGTCTCGCCCTCGGCGTACAGGCCGTCGGCCCGGTAGGTGCCGACGTCCTGCTCGTCGAGCAGGCGGGCGAGGCCGTCGACGACGTCGGGAAGGAAGCTCACCGCAGCGACCGCCGAACCTGCGCGGCGATGATCTCGGCGACGGTGCCCGCTTCCTCGGTCATGGGCGCTTCGAGGTACTTCGCAGTGCGCCCCGCGTCGTGGCGGTACGTCATCTCCTCGTGCTGCCGGACGGCGTACGGGGTGTCGTAGGACACGGCGGCGGTAAGCGTCGGCTCGTCGACGGTCGCGGTTCCGGAGCGTTCGAGGGTGGCCTCTTCGATCGGGACGCGGCGGCGGGAGACTTCGAGGACGTGTTCGGCGGCGAGCCGCAGTCCGCGGGCGGCGCCCTGGCGCTCGGCGGCGAGGATCGCGTCGCCGTTCCAGCGCAGGCGTGCGCGCTGCGTCATTCGCACATCACCTCCGTACTGGCGGGCACGGGCAGGCCCGGCGCGGTGTGGTGGGCGACGCTGATCGCGGTGGTCCTGCGGCCGTCGGGCAGGGTGATACGCGACTCGGCCGGGCAGGCGAGATCGGGCTCGGCGATGATCTGCGCCGTGCTGATGACCTCGCGCCCCTCGGCGTTGCGGACGGTCTTGACGGTCTCGGCGACCAGGGCGGGCACGTCCGCTACCGCGGGCCCGTACTGCTTGCCGTACGCGGAGGTGCCGAGATAGGGCTCGACGGTGATCCGGTGGCGCAGTAGCCAGCGGGGAACACGGGTCACCAGATCACCCCCGGGAGCAGTCCGGCGCGTCGTAGGGCGCGGTGCGCGCGGGGGGCGAGGTCGACGTCGCCGGGTGTCCGCGGTCCGCCCTGGGGGGCCGACAGAGCCACGGGCCCGATACTCACGGGGCCCCATCGGTCGGCCGCTCCGGTGCCGTCGTCGCCCGTGGCGAGCTGGTACTCGACCTGAGCACAGACCGCGTCCCGGAACGCATCGACGATCGCCGGATCGGTGGGCATCCCTGCGTCGTCGGTGCGATAGACCGCTCTGATCAGTGCGTCGTCGAGGTCCTCGGACGCGCGGGCGAGCAGCCGCTCGGCGTCGGGTGGGGCCGGGTGCCCGGTCCACGCCGTGAGCTGTGCGGGGGTGGCGTAGACACGGGGCACGGTCACCCCTCCTTCTTGGCCTTGCTGCGGACAGCGGAACGCCCCGCGGGCTTGTCTGCCTGCGGGGCGTCGTCGGGGCTGTCCGGCGCGGTGTCGGGGGTGTCCGGCTCGGGGTCCGGCGTGCTCTGGTGGTAGCGGCGCAGCATCACGCGGCACCCTCCTTTCTGATCAGGTGGCGGCGAGGGTGCCGACGCAGACACCGCGGTCGCTCAGGCGCTTGACGGCGTAGTGCAGGGTGGTCGTGACGACGGTGGAGCGGGCGAGGATGTCGCGGTCGTCCTCGACCAGGGGGCGGCGCTTGTAGAGCAGGCCGAGGGCGCCCCGCTTCATGAGCAGGAACGTCTTTGCGGCGACGCGGTTGGTCAGGAAGACGGGCACGCCACCGATACGGCCGATGCTGCCCACGACGGCGGCGGAGGGGCCGTTGCCGAGCTTGGAGGCGTCGACGAACTGCGGGTCGGCGAGCGCGTCGGCGTACTGGGCGCTGTTGAGGAACAGTCCCGCGAAGTCGTCCGGCTCCCACTCGTCGCCGAACTGCGCGATGCCCGGGACCATGGCGTCAAGCCACGTGAACTTGGTCTTCCCTGCGGCCGTGGTGAACTTCAGCGGGAGGCCGCCGCCGAGGGCGGTCTCGTCGGCCTGCGCCTGGGTGATCAGGTCGGCGTCGACCTTGCGCGCGGCGAGAATGCCGAACTGCCGGCGTGCCTCGGCCTCGGGGTCGCCGAGACTGACCAGCTTGGCCTTGTCGGTGATCTCGACGGCCTTACCTGCCTCCTTGATCACTGCCTTCGCATGACTGGTCGACATCGCAACCGGCGTCATGGGGGTTGCCTCGGTCAGTTCGTCGAGGTCGCCGAGACTGCCCCACTTGGGGAACTCGATCTCGCTGCCGGGTGCGCCTTCAAGGGTGTTGTCCTCGACGACGGCGGACGATCCGCCGACGCGGACCTTGCCGAGGAACTCGGCCTGCGCCATGTCGCCCCAGACCTCGGGGACGATCATTGCGGCACTGGTGGTCTTGGCCATGGTGGTGTGCTCCTTCTCCGGCGCGGTGGCCGGGCGTTACGGGCCCGGCGGACAGCCGGGCGGGTCAGTGGTTGGCGAGGCGCCGGTAGGTGTCGGGGTCGGTCTGGAACAGCTCGGTGCGCTCGGCGTAGGGCATGGCGGCGAACTGCTCAGCCGTGACGGCCCCGGGGCCGGGGTTGCTGAAGTCGGCGCCACCCTTCGGCGCGGTCTGCGGGACGGCGGCGAGGTAGGGCTGTGCCGTGACGGCGTTCTTGATCGCTTCCGTGACGGCGGCGGTGTCGGCCGGGTCGAGCTGGGCGACGGCGGCCGTGAAGCTGGCGGAGTCGAGCAGGCGGGCGACGTCGGCGCCCACGGTCGGCGCGGCCTGGATGACGGCGGCCTGTACCGCGGCGCGGCGGGCGGCGGCGCCTGAGTCGGCGAGGGCCTGCTGTGCCCACTTCGGCAGGCGGGTGACGTCGCCCTCGGGCGCCTCGGCGGCGGGCGGCGCGGCCGGGGCCTGCGGGGTCGGCTGCTGCGGGGCGGCCTGCTGGGCGCGGGTGCGGTAGTCGGCGGCTTCGGCGCGCGTGTCCCTGATGAGCTTCTGGGCCCACTCGGGCAGCGACGCGACGTCCTGCGGCTCACCCTGCGGCGCGGTCGACTGCTGCGGAGCCTGGGGCACGGCGGGGGCCTGCGGCTGCGGCGGTGTCGAGGCGGTGCTCGCCGCGGCCGGGGCCTGCGGGTCGCTGGCCGGGGTCTGGGCGGGTGCGGGGGCGGTGGTCGGGGTCGACACGGGGTCCTCCTGGGACGGTGCCAGGGGCCGCGCGCCTGGCGCTCGGCCGGATGCGGATAGACGGAAAAAGCCCGCTCATGGCGGGCTTGGATAGAGAATGTGCGTCTCAGCTAGCGGTGCAGGGGGGGTAAGAGTCCAGTTCCTACAAGTAACGTCGGATATCACAGATAGGAAGATCGCCCATGGCTGTCATTTCGCTCGTGGTCTCAATGGCCGCTCTGGCAGCGGCGGGAATATCGCTTGTATATCAAGCGCGGCAGACCAGGTTTATTAGGGAAGAGATTATGAGGAGTTCGCATCGAGAACTTTTAGGTATGACGATCAACGACCCTACGCTTAGGGCTAGTTGGGGGGGGCGATGTGGCCGGACTGGCTGACGATTCGGTTCGGCAGATTCTGTTCGCCAATCTCATCGTCACCTGGTGGAATTCCAGTTACGTAAGCAAGGACATGACGGGCAGTCAGTTGTCCTTACTGCTGCATACCTTCTTTAGTGGAGAGGTTGGCAGAGAGTATTGGAGTATGGCCGCTCAGGGGTGGCGTGATGTCGCGCAACTCTCGAAAGTGAAGAGGCAGCAGCGGTTCGTTGCTATCGTGGATGCAGGGTATCAAGCGGCATTAGCTGCGAACTCCTCGTAAGTCCTACTCAGGCGGTGCTGCAATGCTAAGTGGTCAGTCGGTGGCGGCCTGTTCCCCCTGGCTGGCAAGGGGGCGGCGCTCGGCGTAGCCGCGTATCCACGCGGTCCGCAGGACCGATGTGATCGGGTACGGGCACGTCGTCAGGGCGTCGCCGCGCTTTCCTGCCTCGCGGCCTGCCGTGACTGCCGTGACGATGTCCTCGCGCGTGCCCATGGGTCACCTCTTGTTCTGCTGGTCCGACTCGTTGTGGCGGGCGCCGTCGGCCCATCGCTGCGGCTTGCCGGTCGCCTGCTCGATGAACTCGGCTTGTGTGAGGCGCCCGTGTTGGGCCCACCACTCTTTCAGTTCGTCGCTCGCGCGCGCATAGGCGATGCGTGCGGGCCCGCTGAACAGGGACACAGGGTCGTGTCCGGCGGCCTTGGCCTTCTTGTTGAGCAGGTACCCGTTCGTTGCGGCCTCGGCGGCGAGGTACTGGCGGTACACGTACTCGTCGTACAGGGCGCGGGCCTCGCGGCGGGTGATGAGGTGCCGCTCGTCCTGGTCCTGGTCGTCGCCGCGCCGATGGAGTGCGGCGGCGGCGTCGCGCAGATCGGACCAGAACGCGTCGTCGTCGAGGTGGTCGTCGAGGGCCTGGTCGGCGGCGAGGGCGCCCCATGCGGCGGGGCCGGGCACGTGATCGCCCATGGCCTCGGCGAGGGCGTCGCGGTCGGCGAGCAGTCCCTCGACCGCGTTCGCGGTGTCGGCGGGCAGGGGCAGTACGACGGCGTCGCGGCGGTCCATCTCCGCGGCGATCCGCAAGAGTTCGGCGGGGTCGGCGTACTGCATGGCCCATGCGAGGTCGTCGTCGCCCACGCCCGACAGGTCGGCGAGCAGGTTCCCGCCGGGGTAGAGCCTGCCGAGCAGGTCACGGCGGGCGGCCTCCGCGGCGATGGCGGCGGCCTCGGAGCCGGTCCCGGCGTCGCGGTAGCGGGCGGCGAGCTGGGCGTCGGACAGATCGACCAGGTCGGGGCGCACGTCGGGGTACTGTCCGGCGCGGTCGCGGCGGTCGGCCTCGGCCATGATGCGCAACTGGTCGTCCTGGTCGACGTGGGCGAGCAGGCGGGCGAGGTCGTCGTCGGACAGGGTGAGCAGATCCTCGACCAGGCGCCCGCGGGGCGCGGCGCGGTCGAGCAGGGCGGCGAGGTCGCGGCGGTCGGCCTCGGCCTCGATGCGGCGCCGCGCGCGGTCGTCGAGCGGTGTCCGCAGGGCGGCGGCGAGTTGGTCGTCGTCCATCTCGCGCACGGTGCGTTCGTCGCCGGACCACACGCGGGCGCGCTCGACCTGGTCGGGCTCGGGCGGGCGGGGCGAGGCGGGGAGGTTCCCGGCGCCCTCCTGTTCGCGGTGGCGCAGACGTCGCAAGTCGGGGTGGGCGGTGAGGTGGTCGCGCATGGTGCCCTGCCAGGCGCGGACCTTGGCGCGGGCGGCGCGCTTCTCTGCCGGGGTGGTGGCGACGGCTTCGCGGCGCTTCCATTTGCGGATGTTCCGCTCGATGGCGCGCTGCCGCTGTCCCGCCTCGTACCCGGCGGGGTCGCTCTCGGCGTCCGCCACCGTCGTCAGTCCCGGGGTGTAGGCGCTCACGGAGTGGCGGCAGTTGGGGTGTTGCAGCCCTGCGGCTCGGGCTTCGTCGAGCGATCCGGCGACGCGCACGGAGATCATGTGGCCGTCGTCGACGGCGTGCTCGACTTCGACTGTCCGTGGTCCCGGGGGCCCGCTGACGGTCAGTATCTGGCGTTCCCATCGGCGGCACAGCGGGCACTCGCGCGGGGCGTCGCTGACGATGACCAGGTCGACGCCGTGCTCGGCGAGGGTGCGCATGTGCGCTTCCGTCGCGGCCCGCGCGGTCGCAGTCCGTACGGCCATCTCGGCGTAGGAAGGGAGCGACCAGCGGCGGCCGGCCTTGTCGACGAACGCCCGAATCCCGCGGTCGGCGAACTGCCGCAGGGCGTCTTGTACGGCCTGTCGGCGGGTGCCTGTGCCGAGCAGCGGCGTTGCGGCCACGGACGCCACGACGGCGCGGAAACCGTCGATGACGGTCCGCAGGATGCTGCGGTGCGTCGCGGTGACGACGTCGACCGCTTCCTGTGCGAGGCGGTCGACGGCCTGCGCCTGCGGCAACCGGTCGTCGACCAGGCGGCGGGCATCGTCGGACAGGGCCCCCAACTCGGCGACCGCGGCACGGTGCCCGACGTTGTACGCCTCGGCGACCGCGTCGAACACGTCGAGCTGGGTCGCCTTGCCCAACTCCTCGACGACGGCCTGAGCGGCTCGCCTGAGCTGCTGCACGGCGGCGAGCTTGGCCTCGACCCATCCGGGCGCGTCGAGGCCCTGGGCGAGCTGGCGCGCGATGATGCCGAGTAGCCGCTCCTCGGCCGCGGCGTAGGTGTCGCGCGTCGTCGCGGCAAGATCCTCGACCATGCCCGGGTGGATCGGCACGGGCCACCCCCCGTCGTTCTACGCGGCGAGCGGGTACGTGCCCCCCGGGTCGGGTGAGTCCGCGGCGCCGGTCTCCCGCAGGATCGCGGCCACTTCGGCTTGCACGTCGGTGTCGTCCCACTCCGGGTGAAGGATCTTCACCTTCGTCTTAGTGGACACCGCTCCCGCACGCGCGAGCAGGTCGAGGGTTGTCGCCGTGCTCTGCTCGCTCTCGGCGACACCGTCGCCGAACTCGACGAGCGGGCGCTCGGGCGTGATGCGCCGGCCGAAGTGCACGGCGTCGAGCTGCAACAGGACGTGCAGGATGTGAGCGACCGCGGGGCGCATGTATCCGATCTTCTTCTTGCGGGTGACCATGGACAGGGCGTCGCGGCTGTCGACTTCGGTCGCGGTGATCGGTGCGCCCCCGCTGGCGTCCAGTCCGAAAGACTGGGCGCTGTATCCGGCCGATTGGGTGGCCTGCCGTGTCAGGGCCTCGCTGGTCCTTTGGTGCTCCTCGACCCGGATCGCGAACTGGTTCAACGTGATGGCGCTGCCCTCGTTGGGCGGCATCTTCAGCGAATGCCAGACCTCGCGATCATCGTCGAACCCTGCACCCTGGCCGGGTCCGTAGTCACGGAGGTACCCGTCGGGAACGATCAACCGGGCACGGGCGAGGCGGATGTCGCGCATCCATGACGTCCACACGTCGTCGAGGGCCTCGAACTCGTCCCGGATGCTCTGAAAGTCGCTCCGTCCCATCGGTGAGGATCGGTGCAGCCGATTGGGGCCGATGTTCGGGGCGTAGGCGATCGTGAGATCGGTGATGCCGGTCTCGACGCTGACACCGTCCTCGCCGAGACTGCCCGCGAGGTCAGCCGTTTCGGGGTGCTCGGCCAGCGGGACGGCGCGGCCGAGATTGTCGGGCGTGCCCTCGTACAGGCCGTGCAGGATGCGGCCCACCTCGTGCCGCTCGACGTGCCGGAACACGGTCGAGGCGGTCGAGCCGGACAGGTCCCGCCACAGCGTCGCGGCCCGCAGCATCCCCCAACGGAATTCCGGGGCGACGTTGTCGGGCTGCACCACAGAGAAGATCGGACGGTCAACCAGGGCGCGGTCCCACGTGGCGCGCAGGTAGATCCCGGACAGGGCGGCTCCCTGCTCGGCTCCCGCGTGCAATGCCTGTTGTATCTGGCCTTCATCGACCAGGGTTTCGAGACGTTCCTGTGTCGCGGTGTCCTCGACGGTCAGGGACGGCATGTCGCTGAACAACAGGTGGGCGCTCACGCTGGCGATGTCGGACGCCAACGGCACGTGCAGTCGGTGACGGCGCGACCGGGCGGGCTGCTCGCGGCGCCGGTTGAACGGGCCGCGGCGGGACGGGGCGGCGTCGTGCTCGCCGTAGTAGCGGGCGAGGCGGCGCCGGTCACCGGAGTACCACGCGTCGTCGAGGCGCATCTCGGCGTAGTACGGGGCCCACTGCGGGGGCGGCCACGCTGCGCCGTTCTCGGGCAGTGCCATCGGGGCTCACCTCCTGGCGGTGTCGGGTGCGGGGGTGGTGAGCAGGTGGCGCCACTCGTGCGCGGTGGAGTGGACGACGTACCGCAACGCGTCGGCGCTGTGATCGTCGACCTTGATCGGGGCGTCTTCGCCGCGCTCGGTCGCCTTGGGGTCCCAGGAATAGCCGGGGAGTTCGGCGAGCAGCCCCTCGCACGAGTCGTGCACGAGCAAACGGCCGGCGGCGAGCAGGCTCGAAACGCTGCGGATTCCGTCGGTGACGTCGTTGGTCGCGCGGGCGAGGCCCGGGTGCCCGTCCTGCCACATCTGCGTGGAGAACGACGCGGCGCTCGGGTCAATGAACGTCCACTCGGGCGTGATGCCGAGGGCGGCGAGCCATCCGCGGACGGCGCGGCTGTACTGCGCGTCGGTCATGCTGCGGTGCGCGGTGCGGGAGTCGTGGCGCCACTCGGCGCACACGTACAGGTGGCCGTCGACGCCCTCGCCGAGCAGGACCGCGGCGAACGGGTTGGTGGTGCCGTAGTCGATGCCGCACCAGTGCCGGCGCATGTCGGGCAGCTCGGCGATGGCGTGCCGCTCCTCGTCCCACATGTCGTAGATGGCGCCCTCGGCAACCACCCATGCCCCATCGATCATGCGGCGGCGCCAAAGGCCGACGTACTCCGCGGTGAGGTCGGCGACGTACTCGGGCGACAACGACGGGTTGTCGGCGAGGCGGAAGTGCCACGATGCGAGGTTCAGCTCGGCGGCGCGGTCGAGATACCCGGTCTTGAGCCAGTGGCGCGGCGAGTCGGGGTTCGTCGTGGCGTACAGGCGCGCGCCCGGGACGCTCAACCGGGCGAGGAGCTGAGTCCAAAATCCCTCGGGTACGAGGGTGGCCTCGTCGACGTAGGCGAGCTGGGCGGTAAGGCCACGTAGGCGGCCCTCGGCGCGGGCGTCGGCGGCGCCTATCAGGTGGACGGTGCGGCCGAGGATCGTCGCCGTGGTGGCGCCCCTGGTGTGCACGACATGCCGGGCAAGGGGCCCGAACAAGGCGCGGTCTTGCAGGGGCTCCAACACGTTGCGTTCGATCGTCTGGAGGCTGCGCCCGCACACGATGATCAGGCCCGACGGTCCCGCGGTGGCGACGGCGATGACGAACGCCAGTAGCGAGGCGATTGTCTTTCCGCTGCGCACGCTGCCGTGCCACAAGTTGATACGGGCGGTCGCCTGCCCGATGGAGCGAAGCTGTTTGCGGGACAGGGGCAAACGGCCGAGGTCGAGCACAACGGCTCACCCCCCGGCGTCGCCCCCGTCGTCGTGGGCCTGGTCGTCGTTGGCGGACTGCGTCAGTGCCTCGCCGAGGGCGCCGAGCATGCTGCGCACGTCCTCGGCGTTCTCGCCGCTCTCGGCTGGGGCGAGGCGTAGCGAGGTGCCGACGGCGGTCTGTACCGAGGCGACGATCGCGCGTTGGTCGCCGAAGCGCGGTTGCGGAAGGTGGGTCTCGTGCCACTCGCCCTCGCGGCCGGCGAACTCCCCGTGAACGGTGGGCGCCCATAGCTGTGTGCGTAGGCGCTCGGCGTCGGCCTGGAGGTCGAGGGCGAGGGCGGCGCGGCGCGCGGCGAGATCGGCGCGGCGTACCTCGGTGGCGGCGGCGACTTCCGGAGCGCGGTCGAAGGTGAGCGGCGGCTCGCATTCGGCGGCGATCTTCGACACGGTCGACGGGCTGCGCTTGATGGCGCGGGCGATGGCGTTCCGTGACTGGCCCGCAGCGTGCAGCGATCTGACCTTGCGGCGATCGGCATTGCTAATGGGGGTGGGCAAAGCGATACCCCCTAGCTATGGACTCAAGATGCGCAAGCGGCGAATGAGGTAGGTGAAGCCCCTTACGTGACGATTCATACAGTCTGTGCCGCTATGAAAACTTGGAGGGCAATTCCGTCGGTTTAAATTCTGAAAGCGGGTGCGTGGTGTAGTTGTAGTGCTGACGACAGGCCGCACGGCCTGAGCGGCAAAACGGTCGGCCGACCCGCTGCATGAAGTCCACTGATGCGCATTGCGCTTGGAGGTTGGTCGGCATGTTCCGATGTGGAACACCTCGGACTCTCCGTCGGCGTTGGTCGACGAAGTGCGGAGTGATCGTTGTCATCGTCCTGGTCGTGCTCGCAACTGCTGAGCATCTGAACGACCGCCAGTACGCCGCCCTGCTGGTCTGTCTCGGTGCCGTACTGCCTGCGCTGCTGGTAGCTGCGGCATAAAGCGTCAAAAGGGCCCCGTCGCAGGTGAGGTGCGGCGAGGCCCTTTGCGTGTCCGTTTCTGGGCACGCCGAAGACGGCTCCAACTTTAGGTCACGGAACGATAACGGCGCAAGTCCGTTCGAGTGGCCTCACGCGCGGGCGGGGCGCTGTGCGTCCGGTCGCTGCGGCGGTGTCCGACGGCCGAGCAGGGTCTCGGCGTACGCCGTGGGCAGGTGTCGGCCGGGCGGCGGACTGGCAAGCCTGCGGTCGAGCAGGTGCGGCGGACGCGTGTCCGACGTGGCCGACGGCTCGTCATACCCGCTGGTCGTGGGCTCGGGCGTGGGCTGCTGGTGCAACTGGTAGGCGAGTACCTGCGGCGCGGTCCCTTCGGGGCACACGCCGTTGGCCCATCCGACGCGGTAGACGTCGGCGAGGTGTCCGGCGGCCCGGCGTATGGCGTCGGACATGTTGACGCCCGTGCGCATGATGTCGGCGAGGTCGGCGGCGAGCTGGTCGTCGACGCGAACCGACGGACGGGTTCCGGGCTTGGGTGGGGTGGGCTGCTGGTTACGCTGGTCGGTAGCCATCGTGGGTCGCTCCTCGATTGGTGAGGGCCCGCCCAACGGTTTGTGAGGAACCAGGGCGGGCCCGCTTGCGTTCTTGGGCTACTGGTCGTCGGGCATGTGGTCGTCGTGCGTGTGGATGGCCTCGGCGAGGTGCGGGCCCTCGCTCTCGCCGAAGCGCCATACCCGTACGCGCAGGGTGACGCTGGGCAGGCGCTCGCGGGCCGTGGCGAGCAGCCTCCGCGCGAGGTCGGTCGGGCTCTCCGTGGTGGCGAGGCTCTCGTCGGACAGCCCTTGCCAGTGGGCGCCGTCGTGCTGCTCGACGGTCAAGAACGCGTCCCACTGTGCGTCGGCGCGGCGCTCCTTCTCCTGCCGGATGAACTGAGCGATGCGGCTCGCGGTGTATCCGGTCTCGGCGGCGATCTGGTCGGGGCTCATGCCCTGCTCGCGGTGGGCGAGGGCGATACGGCCCATGGCGTCGGCAACCGCGGCGGCGGCGGTGCGCAGGGCCTTGACGTCGGCGAGGTCGAGGTCGTCGGCGAGGTTGTCGAGGAACCGTTCGAGGTCGGCGGGGTCCTGGGTCCTGGCGCGGGCGTGGGTGTACTGCTCGGCGAGGTCGTGCACGTCCGCGTACGGGGCGAGGTCGAACGGGTTGGTGTCGCCCTTGGCGGCGCGCGCGGCGGCCGTCTCGCGCTCGAATTCGTTGAACGCGGTCAACATCTGCGTGACCAGGGCGCCGGCCGGGGTCTCCCTGGGCACTCCGCGGCGGTTCAGGTCGTCGGCGATCCGCTCGAACGTGCCACGCCTGCGGAGCGTGTACCCGTGGGCGGCGGCCGTGCCCTCGACGGCGGCCTCTTGTCCGGCCGGGTCCGTGGGGAGCTTGGACGCGTCGACGCGGGTGTACTCCGCGACGGTGGGCTCGTCGCCCTGCTCGTTGCTCATCTTCGGCGCTCCTGTGGGTGCGGTGCGGGGCCCGCCCTCGGGCGAGGGCGGGCCGGTTGGGCGGTTACTGGGCGGCGCGGTCGAACAGGGCGCCCTGTTCCTCGGCGTGGTCGACGACGAACAGGGCGTCGGCGGCCTGGTGCTCGCCGATCCATGCGCCCCGCCACGTGCCCGCGGTGGCGTCGGTGGTGGTGAGGGGGGCGACCTGCTCGGCGGCTTCGGCCTGCTCGGCGCGCTGTGCCGGGGTCAACTCGGACGTGAGCAGGCGGCGGCGGCTGAACCCCTTGTGCCTGCGGATGACGGCGCGTACCTCGGGCAGGGCCTCGGCGCGGGGGGTCATGTCCTGGTACGTCTCGCCGTAGACGCGGGCGACCTCCTCGCCCGTGGCCGGGTCCATGATGGTCCACCAGTCAGACGGCTCGTCGCGGGGTGCGGTGGGCGCCTGCACGGGGGTGGCGATGCGGGCGGCGTAGGTCGCGAACAGGGCAGCCTCGGCCTTGTGGTCGAGGGTCTTCGCCAGCCCGCGGGCGTCCGCCTCGCGGAACCGCTCGGCCCGGTGCTGCGTGATGCCCGCGGCGTCCTCAAGGGCCTTGACGCGGGGGCCGTGCACGTCGCGGGCGGGCTTTCCGGCCCGGGTGATGCAGCGGACGCCCGCACCGACGCGGCAGAACGGACAGATGACGGTGTCGGCGAGGTTGTCGCGGCCGGGGGTCTCGACGGCCTCGGCCGCGGGGGCGGCGGGGGCGTGGCCGACGCGCTGAATCCACAGGCGGGCGGCGCGCGCCTCGGCGTCGGTGTGCAGCTTGCGGTTTTCGAGGATGGCCTCGGCGTACGTGCTGATGACGTGCAGTACGCGAGTGCTGGCCGGCTCGATCACCAGGGTCCGGCCTCGACCGCGGCGCGCGCCGTCGAGGGTGGTGAGGGTGTCGGCGTCGGTGATGGTCTGGGCGGTGAGGTGGTCGGCGAGTGCGCCGGGGATGACGGTTGCCACAGTGTCGCTCCTGTGTCGGTTGGGTGGGTGCCGGGTGAGGTCCGGCGTTCCTGTTGGGGTGAGGACCCTTCAGGAATGCCTACAGTAGTCGTTACAGCAATCATTGCAGTAATCGATACTGAGTGCGTTACCGAACCGTGATCCTGGCGGATGTGGTGGCGCCCCCGGGGCGACGCTCCCGGGGGCGTACGGCCTGCTGCGCCCTATGCGGCGGGCGCGGTGCGGCGGGCGTCGAGGGCGGTCAACAGGCCGACCAGGGCGGGCCCCCGCCACGCGCGGCGGCCTCGCTCGGCCTCGACCGGTGCCGGGCAGGTGGGGCCGGTCGAGCAGGTCGCGACGGCGGCCCGCGGGTCCCCTCCGCCGTTGTGCACGGTGACGCAACCGGCGCGGCAGAACGGACACGGTTCGTCGAGCGTGATCGTCCGGACGGTGCGGCCGAGGGCGGCCTCGACGCGGCGGCGCGCGGTGCGGGCGACGTCGGCGATCTGGTCGACCAGGGGGGCGGGGGTGGGGGCGAACAGGTCGCGGTCGGCCTGGTCGTCGTCGAGGGCGCGGCCCTCCAACCAGACGGCGGCCCAGTGCAGACCGAACGCGCGTGAGCCGGTCGAGGCGAGGCTCGTCGGGCCCGCGTCGCGGTGCGTGGGCAGGTGCCACAACCGGGGGTCGCTCGCGTCGCTGCTGAGGGTCCATCGGTCGTGCCGGTCGCGGGCGGGACGCTGTACGCGCTCGGCGACGGCGTCGCACATGTCGAACACGTCGCGCTCGGTGTCGAGGGCGGTGTCGAGGGCGCGGAGATTGGCCGGCGCGGGGTGCTCGCGCAGGATGAGCGGCAGGCGTCCGACGGCGGCGGCGTCGAGGGCCTGGTCGTCGTCGGCGCGGTCGTCGGCGGCGAGCTGGTCGAGGAAGCCGCGGCGTTCGTAGGGCATCCACTCGGCGGCCCACGGGGGCTCGGCTATGGCGGCGAGCAGGTCGCCCCACTGCTCGCGGACTGCGGCGAGGTCGTCGGCGGCGCGCTGGCCGGGGGTAATCGTCACGGGCGGTTGCTCCTGGTGCTGAGTGCGGGGCGGCGGAGTTGGTCAGGCGCGGGGTGCGGTTTCCGCTGCGCACGTGGCGCACGGGAACGGGCAACGGCTGGCGAGGGCTTGCTGTCCGGCCTGTACGAGGGGCAGCTCGGCGGCCATGGCGGCGCGGTCGGCCTGGCGGTCGCGGCGGGCGGCGAGCCACGCAATCCGGTACCGGCCTGCCTGGCGCTCGGCCTCGCGGGTGTGCCGCTTCCATCCCTCGGCGCGGCGGCGCTGGGTGGCGAGGGCGATGTCGTGCTCGCGCTGCTGCTCGGCGAGGCGGGCCTCGGTGGTGTCGGCGCGGTCGAGCATGCGGCCGTGGATGCGGGCGGCCGTGGGGGACAGTCCGTCGTGTTCGGCGACGGCGGCGAGGGCATCGCCGAGGGCCTCGGCGTTGCGGACGCGCGCGAGGACGGCGAGCACCTGGTCGAGGCGGGCGCGCTGCTCGGCGAGGGCCTGGCGGTGCTGCCTGCGCTCGCCGTACGCCTCGCGGGCGGCCTGGTTGATGCCGTCGTGCATGGCCTCGACGTCGCGGGCGAGGCGGTCGCGCTCGGCCTGGGTGCGGGCGAGCTGCTCCTCGACGGCCTCGGTGCGCTGCTCGGCCTCGACGATCGCAGCGTCGGCGGCCTCGCGGTGCCGGTCGAGGGCTTGCGTCGTACCGGCCATGGCGCGGCGGGTGGCGTCGGCGAGGCGCTGCTCTTCGCGTACGTGCTCGGCGAGTAGGGCGCCCTCGGCCGTGGACAGGGCGCCTCGCTGCGCACGGGCGAGCAGGACGTCGACGACGGCCCGGCGGTCGTCGCGGTCGCGGGTGCGGCCCTTGGGGGCGCGCTGCTGGGGGCGGGTCATGCGTGCTGCTCCTGGGCGTCGTCGAGGGTGGGGTGTCCGGGCGGGGCGGGGCGCGGCTGGCGGGAGAGGGCGAGCAGGTCGCCCCCGTGGGTCCGGATGTCGGGCGGCTGCTGCTTGCGTCGGCACCGTGGCCCGTATCCGTCGGGTGAGGGGGCGCGGAGCGGGCGGCGGCACGCCCGACACGTCCGGGTGCCGGTCACGGCTGGGCCTGGCCGATTGCTGCGTGCTCGGCGAGGGCCTGCTCGTCGTCGAGGCGGTCGGCGTAGGCCCGTACGGCGCGGCGGGCTCCGCTGTATCCGGTGAGCAGACCGCGGGTTGAGCGGTTGAGTCCCCAACGGCTCTGTGTGCTCTCGTGCTTGCGCTCGACCAGGGCGGCGAGGTGCCGGGCGTGCGCGGACAGGATGATGCGGGCGGCGGCGAGGGCCTGCTCGGGGGTGTGCGGGGCGTCGTCGAGCAGGACGTCGCGGAGCGTGGCGAGGGCGGGGTCGCGGTCCGGGGCGTTGAAGTCGAGGGCGGCGCGCACGTCATCGGCGGTGAGCGCGGGCGGCTCGTCGACGCGGTCGAGCTGCTCGGCGGCGGCCTCGTCCGGGGTGATCGGCTCGTCGCCCTCGGCCTCGGCGGCGGCGTCGAACTGGTCGGCGGCCTGGCGCAGTGCGTAGGCGACGACGGCCTTACTGATGCCGTGTGCGTTGGCCTCCACGCTGATGGAGTCCTCGCCGTTGGTGCCGGTGGCGGGGCGGATGATGACGGCGGCGAGGGTGTCGCGGCCGTCGACGACGGCGACGCGGGATTCGACGGGCTGCTCGTCGGCGACCAGGCGCTCGGCGACGTGAGCGAGCAGGGCATCGAGCGAGGCGGGGCGGGCGGCGGTCATGGCGGGGCGCTCCTGTGTCCGTGGTGGGCGGTATCGCGTGCGGGCCCGCGCATGAGCGGGCCCGCGTCCGGTCGCGGCGAGGGTCAGAACGGGGGCTCGGCGCTGTATCCCTGGTGGGGCTGGGCCTGGTTCCAGGGGTCGCCCTGGGGGGCTCCGTATCCCTGCTGGCCGTACCCCTGGGCGCGCGGCTGCTGGCCGTTGTGGGCGTTGTTCTTGGTGACCTGAGCGGTTGCGTTCTTGAGCGCGGGGCCGACGTCCTCGGCCTGAATCTCGTACGAGGAACGGGTCTGTCCGTCCTTCTCGTACTGGCGCTGTGCGAGGCGTCCGACGACGATCACGCGGTCTCCGCGGCGGATCGTTTCGGCGACGTTCTCGGCCTGCTGGCGCCATACGGAGACGCCGAGGAACAGGGCGTCTCCGTCCTTCCACTCGTTGGTGGTGCGGTCGAACGTGCGCGAGGTGCTGGCCACGCGGAAGTTCGCGACGGCGGCGCCGGACGAGGTGAATCGCAACTCGGGGTCGGCAACGACGTTGCCAACCAGGGTGATCGGAGTCTCTCCGGCCATTAGGCGGCGGTCCTCTCTGGGGTGGTGCGGGTGGGAAGGGTGGTGATGGGGGCGAGCTGGGGCTCGCGGGTGCGGCGGGCCCGGTCGCGGGCGCATGTGCGGCACTTGCGCATGCCGTTGGGGTGTGACGGGGGGTGGCTGACGCGGACGTTCGCGGGGTCGGTGAGGTCGTGGCCGTTCACGCATTGGGTGCGGCGGGCGTTGACTGCGCTGGGGCCGGTCGAGCGCAGGACGTTGGTGCGGTGGTCGACGGGGTCGAGGTGGTCGTCGGCGACGCATCGGCGGACGGTGCACAGGTGATCGAGTTCGAGGCCGGCGGGTATAGGCCCGCGGGTCTGTTCGTAGGCCCACCGGTGGGCGGGGACGACGCGGCCCTCGACCCAGAAGCGGCCGTATCCGTCGCGGTCGAGGCTTTCCTCGGGCCACATCAGGCAAGGGGTGGCAGGTGTGCCGGGACCGGCGGGAACGGGCCCGGGGGCGGCCTTGGCGGCGAACCGCTCGGCCGGTGTGGTGCTGCGAGCCATCGGGACATGCCTCCGAGGGAAGTGCGGCTGCCAACGGGGAGTGCTGTCGAGACTGCTAGCTGTCTGTCGAGATAGCAAGCTAGCAGTCATGGGGGCGCTCTGTCGTTGGGGGCGCCCCCATGTGCTGTGCAGTCAGGCTGCGGGCCTCTTGAGCCTGGGCTGTTCGGGCTGGTCGAGTGGGGCCAGCGTCCACCCGTGGTTGCGCAGGTCGACGGCGATCCGCGCGACTACCGCGGCGGGCTGGGTGACGTGCTCGCGCTGGGCGGCTTCGACGGCGGCCAGGACGACGGCGAGGGCGGCCGGGATCATCGCTGCGCCCCGGTGATGTGCCGGGCGCGCCGCCGGTTCTCGGGCCGGACAACGGCGGGCGGATTCATCAGTGTGCGGGCGTCGCGGCAGGCCTCGGCCGCAAGGCGCCTGCGGCGGGCCTCGGCCTCGGCCTGGTCGCGGGCGGCCTGCTCGGCGGCCCGGCGCTCGGCCTGTGCGCGGGCGTTCATCCGCGCAAGCCACGTCCGGTTGCGGTCGTCCGCCCCGGGCCGGTAGTTGGCAGGGGCCGGGGGGAGTCCGGCGGCGGCGAGGTGCTGCCCGGCGGCGCGCTCGGCGCGCAGGGCGGCTCCGTCGGCCTCGCGGAGCGTGCGCCACCGGTCCCACCCCTGGTGTTCCTGAAAGATCACATACGCCCCCTTGTCGACCAATTCGCGGAACGCCTTGCGCGCTCGCTTGCGGTCCGACGTGCGGATGACGGCCGTGTCGTCGGGGCGGTGGTCCCAACTGGCCTCGATGCGATAGGCGTTCACGTTGTGTGTCCGGTCGCTGGTCGCGGCCTTGCGGCGGTGGGTGCGGGCCTGCTTCGGAGTCGGGCTCATGCTGCGCTCTCCTGCTCTTTGCGGCGGGCGTGGTGGGCGTGTGCGTCCTCGACGCGGCACGGGTGCGGCCTCTCCTTGGCGCGGTGTCCGACGGAATGCGTCTGGGGGTTGATGCGGCGGGCCCGGCACGGCTTGCCCGGGGGCGCTGCGCACCATGTGCACGCCACGTCGAGCGCGTCGGGCAGGCCTGCGGCGGCCAGTTGCTCGCGGGCGGCGCGCTGGGGCCGGTGGGCGGCGAGGGCTTGGGCGGCGGTGCGGGGCAGGTAGGTCCCCAGCTCGGCGAGGCGGCGGTCGACGGCTGCGGCGGCGGGGCCCGATGTGATGGCGCGCAGGGTGACGGGAGCTTTCTGGCCGGTGGCGATGGCGGCGCGCTCGGCACGCAGGGCCGCGAGATAGGCGTTGCCGGTCTCGTCGTCCGGGCTGATCTCGGGGTGCGCGGTGGGCTCGAACGTGCCCACGTGGCGGCGCAACTGGTCGGCCTTGTGGGCGTGCCAGGGGCGGGAGACGTCGGAGGGTTGGATGCGGTAGGGGACGCGGGCTATGTAGTCGCGGGCCACGCGGGCGGCGTCCCATCCGTGGGCGGTGGCGGGCACGTCGTCGAGCAGGTCGCACCACTGGGCGAGGCGTTCGGCGGCGGCGGCCTGGTCGTCGAGGGCGAGGCGCGGGTCGAGCTTGACGACGTAGGCGAGCAGGGCTGCGACTTCACGGGGGGTCACGGGGCCTCCATGGCGGCGAGGGCGGCGGCGAGGTGGTCGGCGGACTGGGCGACGCGTCCGCGGGGCTGGGCGCGGTCGAGGGGGATCACGTTCGAGCCGGCGGGGGGTGTGGCGGGGACGGTGCCGGGGGCGGGAGCGGGCGGCAGGGACTGCCACGCGCGCAGGAAGTAGCGGGCGTGTGAGACCCCGCGGCGGTTGCGGGCGGCTGCCTGCACGGCGGCGGTGGCGAGCATGTCGAGGCCGGAACGTTTCACCAGGGCATCGACGACGAACCACTCGGCCGGGGCGAGGTTCCACGCGACCAGGACCCCGGCGGCCGTGATCCGGTCGACCAGGGGGCGTGCGAACTCCGGGATCACTGCGACCGCGTCGCGTCCGCGCTCGCTCCCTCCTTCACTCAATCCCTCTGTGGGTGGGTGATGGGGGCCGAAATCCGCCCCCCAAAGGGGCCGAGATTCGGCCCGGTAAGGGGTCTCCGGCGTATCTGCGAGGGGACCGGACTCCGGCCCGGTAAGGGGGCCGGGATTCGGCCCGGTAGGCGTTAGGGGGCCCGATTCCGGCCCGGGGGCCATCTCGGTTCTGGGGCCGGATTCCGGCCCGGTAGCGCGGTGGGCCCGGACGTATCCGACGGCTCCGGGGATCGTGTAGCGGGTTGCGCGGCTGCCCTTGGCGGGCTCGTCCTCGACCAGTTCGCCACTGGCGAGGGCAGCGTCGACGGCGGCCCGCGTGGTCGAGCGGGAGGCGGCCAGACGGCGCATGAACTCGGCCGTACCCATGCGTGCGGTGGCCTCCGGGCCGGTCGTGGCGTCGGCGACGGCAAGCAGGACCAGGCGGGCGTTCCCGCGCGCTTTCGCGCGGGTCCACACCCAATCCATGGCGTCGAGGGTCACGGGGGTTTGCTCCTGTTCAGGGGGCGCCTGGGGCGAGGGGGGAGACACCTCGCCCCAGGGCCGTCACGGGGTGGTGGCCTGCTCGGCGGCGGGGGCCGCGGCCTCAATGGGGAGGGGCGCGTCGAGGTCGAGGCGTCCCTCGGCGACGGCGTCGGCGACCAACTCGCGCCCGTCGCGGCGCTCGCGCTTGTTGGCGCGGCTGAACGTCCACCGGTAGTAGCGCGACCGCTTGGGCACGATCCGCACGCCCGGTACGTCGTGGATGACTCCGGACGTCGGGTCGGCGTACTGCGAGGTGCCGGTTGCGTCGACGGCGGCGAGCACCTGGTCGGTGAACGCCTGGTCGACGACGACCTCGGTCCGGGCTGGGACGATCCGGAAGTCGAAATGGTCGGGGAAGGTGTCGCGCACCCATGCCTCGAACGCCTCGCGGTCGGTGACATCCGCGGCGGCCTCGCCCCCGACGCGGGTCACGCTGGCGAACTGCGTGTCGTCGTCGAGCGTGACGTCGGCTTTCGTGGACCGTGCGGCCCTGTACTGCTTGTCGAGCAGGCTCACGGCCTCGCGGTTGACGTCCTCGAACAGGGCCTCGGCCTGGTCGAGGCGGGCCCGCATCGCCTGGCGGCGGCGCAAGACGGCGGCGAGGTACGTCGGATCGGGAGCCTCGGCCTTCTCCTCGACGGTGCTCACTTGGCACCCCCGGCGTTCTCGATCTTGGCGCGGAACTGGTCGAGCTGGGCGGCGCATGCCTGCTCAACGGGCAGGCCGTAGACGCGTTCGAAATCGGCGTCAAGGCTGGTGAGGTTCGCCCGGCTCGCAGCGAGGCGCAGCCGGTTCTCGGCTTCGGCGGCGGCCTGCACGGGGGCATCCTCTGCCTCCGCGGGAGCGGGGTCGGGGGTGGTGCCGGTCGGGGCCTTGGGCGCCTCGTGGGTCTCGCTTCCTGTGGCCTGCTGTCTGGCGCCCGGCTTGGTGGCACCGATGGCGGCGAGGCGGGCGAGGTGGTCGTGGTGCGCTCCCCGCTCCTGGGCAGCGGAGTGCAGGGCGCGGACCGGGGCGACCGACTCGGCGGCGTGGGCGCCGCGCAGCTCGGCCAGGCACGTCATGTAGTCCGCGGGGGCGCCGGCCGCTTCCGCGTCGGCGAGGATCGCGGCGAGTTGGTCGGCCTCGGCGGTGGCGGCGGCCTCGGCGAGGTAGTCGCGCGGCGGGGCGGCAGTGGCGGGCGGGCCGTTCGGCGTCGACTGCACGACGCTCACGCCTTCCTGCACAGGCGGAGTATCGGCGCGCTCGACGACGACGGGGTTGCCCTCCTGGTCAACGACGGCCCCCAACTCCTCGGGCGTGTAGATGGCGCCGTGCAGCACTTCGGGGCACGCGGTGCGCACGGCCTCGGCGATGGCGCGGGCTCGCAGCATCGCCCGGGGGAACTTTTCCCACGGCTGCGGTTGGTTCTTCTGATCCCGGGCGTACGGGCGGCCGTCCCGCAAGGTGCACAGGCCAGCGGTCACGGCATCGTCGAGAACCCACTCGATGATCGTCTCGTCGTCGGGGTCGTCGTGGCGCATGATCCGCACCACGCACCGCGTGCGCTCGGACGTGATCCGCACGCGGTGCCCGGCGGAGCGGGTACGGCCGAGCATCAGGTCGGCGCTCTGGCATGGCTTGCCCTTGATCACGTGAATGGTCGTGATGGTGGTCACGACGTCGAGGCCGAGGGCGCGGCCGTACTCCATCGCCCACAAGACGCTCGCGGGCTGCTTGCGGTAAGCGTCCGGCAGTAGAGGGGTGTTGGCCAGGGACTCGCAGAACCGCCACGCCTCGTGGGGGCTCATGTGGGAGAGGGACAGGGCGCCCCCGCGGACCGGGGCTACAGCCGTCGAGGTGTGGATCGGGAGGGTGGTCACGGTCACGGGCGGGCGTTCCTGTTCTGGGCGGTGCGGTGGCGGATGTGGGCGGCGACCCGGGTGATGCGCCCGGCGAGGCTGATCGCGTCGTCGGGGGCGAGCAGGGGGTCGACCGTGACGGCGGCCGGGCAGTCGTCGAGCAGGGCCTCGCGGGTGGCGTCGGCCTCGGTGGCACGCACGGCGCGGCCGTAGTCGGTGGCGTCGTCGCTGCACATCGCGAAGTCGAGGGCGACCACGCTCGCGGCGTGGGCGGCGAGCAGGCGGCCGATGTCCTCGGGGGCCTGGGCGTAGGCGAGGGCGAGTTCGTCGAGCAGGGGGTCGACGTGCTCGGCCAGGGGCAGGCGGACGGTGCGGCCGTCGGCGGAGAGCTGGGGGCGGATCACGCGCGCAGCTCCCCGGGCATGCTCGGCTCATCGAGGGCGAGTACGCCCGTGATCGCGTCGTAGAGCTGCGGGCGTCTCCAGTCGGCGGCGGGGAACATCCGCCGCAGCAGGCCGAGGGCGGCGCAGTGGGCGTCTCGGTCAGCGGCGACGGAGAAGCCGAGGGCGTCATCGAGGGAGACGACCGTGGCGAGGTGCTGCTCGCCGTCCCGCTCGGTCGATACGGGGACAGTGCGCACGCGGGAGGTGCCGGGGGCTATCTGGTCGAGCTGTCGGGCGATTACGGCGCGGAGGGTCAGAGCGTTGCGGGCGCGTTGTGCGCCCTGTACGGCCTCGGCGGCGCGGAGCGGGCGGGTAGCCTGCGGGGTGTTCACGATCGGTCCTCTCGGGGTTCGGTCGAGAGGGGCCGTCCGGGTCGCATCCGGGCGGCCCTTCGGCGTTCAGGCGGCGGCGCGGTGCTCGATGGCGGGTGGCTGCTCGGCGCGCTGCTGCCGTTCGAGGCGGCGCAACACAAGTTCGTCCTCGGGAGACAGGCGCCCGGCGGCGCGGTCACGAGCGATCCGCAGGCGGGCGCGGTCGAGGACGGCTCGGGCATTGGTAAAGGCCTGCTCGCGCGTGATGACGTCGCCGGTCATACGGCGGTCCCGGCTTCGGCGCGGGTATAGAGGCTCGATGCGGAGATACCGACGGCCTCGGCGACGCGGTCGGCGTGGTCGCCCCGGGGGGCGCCCACTCCCTTCCAGATACGCCATGCGGTGGGACCGGACAGGCCCGTGGCGCGGGCCAGGGCTGAGGGGTTGTGGATGTCGCGCAGGCGGGCGGCGGTGCGCAAGAGGGCCCGGTCATATGCCAAGGGAACGTGACCTTTCGATCTCGACAGTTGGCTGTCGAGATCGAAAGTAACACCTTGCTTTCAGGATTGAAAGTGAGGTTGTCAGTTACTGATCATGAATGCGCGTTGACACCTGGTGATCGGCCATACAAGAATCGGTCAGACGTGCGAGCCAGAAACGGCGGTTCCACAGCAAACTTGTACGCCAAAGGAGGACGATGTGGGGCGAAAAGGTGTGTCTGAAACCTGGCGTGCTCATTCAAACGAGTGCGCGCTACATTTCAACCATGAAAGAAAGCAAGCGTCGCGCAACCCCCACGCGCCCTCAAGCGTCGCCTGACCCTGCCGACTTCGGCAGTTGGCTCGCCGTACGGCTCGGCGCCCTGGGCTTCGACGTCTCCGGCCCCCGCAGCGGCGGACGCGCCCAGTTCGCCGCCAAGAGCGGACTCAGCCCCTCGGCCGTGACGCGCTTCCTGAAGAGCGAGCTACCCACCGACACCCGCACACTGCGAACCCTGGCCGAAGCCATCAAGGTGCCTTACGCCGAGGTCCTGGTGCGCGCTGGCGTCATCACCCCCGACGAACTAGCGGCCGTCCAGCGCCCCACCACCACGCGCCACATCACACCTGACCAAGCCGCCGACGAACTCGGCATCAACGACCCCGTCGAACGCAAGGTTTTCGTCAACATGGCGCAGACCTTGAGCCGCAGCACCGCACCAGAAGAAGGCGGGCAGCAACTCGCCGACTGAACGACCAGCACGGAGGACAACGCACATGAGCCCGCTCGCAAGACGCCTCTACCTCCCGTCAATCGCCACGGCCGCGTTCGGCACCGCTATCTCGCTCTACGGGGTCCTCCACAACCTGTACAACGTGTCCGCCCTCGGCACGCTCGCCCTGGTCGCCGCCATCCCTGCTCTTTCCTACTGCCTCACGGCTCGCGCCACGCAAGCCAGCGACGACCAGCTCGCCGAGACGCACCGCACCGGGTACCGGCTCGCTCTACAACACGTCGCCATGGGACTCCTCGACCCCCCGGCACCGCCAGACGGAGGCGAGCGCGCCGTAGAAGACGACACGCAAAAAGCGCCCCCCACCAAATCCGTCATCCTCCCCGACAACGTGTGGCCGTTCCGGCCGCGCGAAGACGACAGGAGGGCTGTATAG